GCCCAGCCCACAATCCCAGCCCGCGCCATGGAGACATGGGCGGGCTTTTTTGTGCCTCGCATTAGCGGGGCGTTTTTGTTTCCGCTCATCTGAGCAAAGCCCACTGCGCCGGGGCTCTACGGCCTGACTCATCCCACCGATGAACACTGAAACCATGCCTGCGTCTGGCGTCGCGGCAGAACAAGTCACGCCTGTTGAAAACGTGATTGAACAGCCGGAAGTCACGACCCCGGAAAGCAACGAAGCCGAGCAGCAGCCGCAAGAGAAGCCCGAACAGGACGACTCTGACAAGTCGCTGAAACGACTGCAACGCCGCGTTGATCGCGTCACCGCCGCAAGGTACCAGGCCGAAGCCCGAGCCCAACAGCTTGAGGCGCAACTGGCCCAGTTCCAGCAGCAGACGCAACCCGAAGGCAAGCAAGAGGCCCCGCAAGTAGACCCCTACAAGCTGGCCGAAGAGATCGCAACCGCCAAGCAGATCACCGACCGCAGCAACAGCACGTTTTCCGATGGCGTCAAAGCCTACGGGGACGCGTTCAAGGCCAGCGTGTCAGCGGTGATCGACGAGGCTGGTCCGCTGATCAATGACCGAGGCATGCCCACCGCGCTTGGTGAGGCCGTCTTGGACTCGGACAAGCCCGCAGACCTCCTGCACTACCTCGGACAAAACCCCGACATCGCGGAATCGCTTCACGGCCTTTCCGCCGCACGCCTTGGGCGCCGCATTGAAGCGATTGAACGCGACATGAAGGCATCCAGGGTTTCCAAAGCACCCGCGCCACTTCAGCCCGTAACACCCAAGGGCGCGCCGATTGCCAAAGCCGAATCCTCGATGAGTGATGCGGAGTGGTACGCGGCGCGGCGCAAGCGTTCCTGAAAGGAATTTGAATCATGGCAAACACCACTCTGACCCATTCCATGATCGCCCGCGAAGCGGCTGCGATGCTGGAAGAACTCTCCCCGTTCGTGAAGAACGTCAACAAGGCCCGCCAAGACGAATTTGGCGAGGACGTGAGCGGCTACAAAAAGGGCGCTTCCGTCAAGATCAAGATCCCGCCCACCGGGGTGGTCTATGACGGTGCAACCTTTGCTGGCGGCGGCTCGGCTCCCGACTTCGTGGAATCGTTCGAGACTCTGAGCCTCGACACTCAGAAGCACGTGCCCCTGACTTTCTCGGCCACGGAAAAGCTGCTGAACATCACCGACTTCAAGGAACGCATCCTGATGCCTCAGATGCTCACCCTGTCGGCCGCTGTCGAAGCCTGGGCTGTGCAGAATGCTGTGCAGGCCACGCCCAACAAGGTCGGCACTGTGGGCACCACGCCGTCCAGCATGAAGACCTTCGGCCTGGCTCGCCAGAAGCTGCAACGCGCCCTGGCTCCGCAGACCCCGCGTTACCAGTTCTACACCGATGAAGTCGGCCCCGAACTGATCGACTCGTCCAAGGCGCTGTTCAACCCGGTCAGCGAGATCGAAAAGCAGTACTACGACGGCTCCATTGGCAAGGCTCAGGGTGCTGGCTGGTATGAGTGCGTGAACATGCCCACCCAGATCGTCGGCACCCGCGCAGGCTCTGTGACCATCTCCGGCGCTTCGCAAGTCGGTTCGTCGGTCACTGTGACCTGTACCTCCGGCGACACGTTCAAGAAGGGCGAAGTTTTCACGATGGCAGGCGCCACCGAAGTGCATCCGCTGACCGGCACTGCGTACACCACGCTGCGCCAGTTCGTGCTGACCGCTGACGTGACCGCAGGCAGCACCAGCGCCGTTCTGCCGATCTACCCGGCCATCGACACCGCCATGCCGAACCAGACCGTGGGCGCCTCGCCCACCAACGGTGGTGCCGTGACGTTCTACGCCACTGCGGCTCACAAAGAGTCGCTGCAATGGCACAAGGACGCTTTCACGATGGCGTTCGCTCCGCTGCCCGTGCTGGCCTCCTGTGAGGGCTACACCGCCCGCCTGCCCTCTGGCGTGTCGGTGCGTGTGATGACCTTCGGTAACGGTCAGACCGATACGGAATCGACCCGTATCGACGTGCTGATGGGCTTCAGCCGCGTTCGTGCGCTGCACGCCTGCCGCATCGCCCAGTGATGAACCTGGCCCCGGCTTCGGCTGGGGCCTTTTCAGGAAACCGCATGAACTACGAATACCCGAAGGCTCTCTACAAAGAGGGCAAGTGGGACGGCGTGTCCGCCCCCGACTGCGTGACCGTTGAGGACGCAGAGCAAGAACAAGCGCAGGCCGAGAACGGCTATTTTCCCATCGGCACCGTGTTTTCCGATGAGCCCGAAAAGCGCAAGCCTGGCCGCCCCCGCAAGACTGAGGCCGAGTGATGACCACTGCCAGTCAGATCATCAAGCGCGCGTGTTTGCTCATCGGGGCCATTGATGTCACCGAAACCGTGGGCGGCTCTGAGGCTGCGGAATGCCTCGACTCGCTGAATGGTCTGATTGACTCGTGGTCAACGATGCCGCAAGCGGCGTACAACAATCAAGAGATTGTCGTGACCATGGCGCCGTCCACGTTCGGCCTGACCATTGGCCCCGGCCAGCAGATCGACACCACGCGCCCGCTGCGAATTGAAAGCGCATACGCCCGGTACAACAACCTCGACCGCGAGATTGAGGTGATCGAAGACAAAGCCGAGTGGGACGCCATCCTCATCAAACAACTGGGCACCTCGTGGCCTGAGGCGCTTTGGTATGACGGCGGCTTGCCAACCGGCAATGTGTACTTTTGGCCTCAGCCGTCGGGCACGGTGTCGCTGCACCTGACGGTGCTGAACTACGTTGGCGACTTTGCCGACCTGACGACAGATCAGGTGCTTTCGCGTGGCTACAAACGCGCCCTTGAACTCAACCTTGCGGTGGAGTTGTCTGACCTGTTCAAGTTGCCGGTGTCGGCCAGCTTGCAGCGTCGCGCAGACCTGGCGTTTCGCGCCATCCGCCGTGTCAACGCCAACACCCCCGAGCTTGAGATTGGCGGTCGCCGCGCCTCTCGTTTGGGCAAGTTCCTGGCGGGGTACTGATGCCAGCACTTAGCCTTGTCGGCCCCTCTTACAACCTGCGATCAGGCAAGGCCGATTGCGAGCGGACGGTGAATTACGTCCCTGTCGCCATCGAATCAGGCAACGGCAAGGGTGGCGTGCAAGGCTATCTCAAGCAGGTTCCCGGGCTTGTGGCGTTGTCTGCACTTGGTGCTGAGTTGCGCGGCCTGTACGTGGCCCGCGATGTGCTCTATGCAGTCGCAGGGGCCACGCTCTATGAAGTGTCGTCGGCTTGGGCTCTGACTGCGCGGGCAACGCTTCATAGCGCGTCTGGTCAGGTGAGCATGTGCGCCAATGAAACGCAACTTGCGATTGTGGACGGCAGCAATCTGGTGGTCTATGACCTCGATTCGATGACTGCCACAAGCAACCCGGCCAACTGGTTGGGTTCGGCTCAAGTTGACATCATCGACGGCTTCGGCGTGTTTGTTGCCGCTGGTGGCCGGCAGTTCAATTTGTCGGCCAATGAAGATTTCACAGTGCTTGATGGGCTGGACTTTGCGAGCGTTGAAGGCTCAACCGGGAACATTGTTTCGTTCATCGTCAAACACCGTGAGGCGATCTTCCTCAAGACCAAAGCCGGGGAAGTTTGGTATGACGCTGGCGGCTCTGACTTCCCGCTGTCACGCAACGATGGGGCAAACCTTGAGATTGGCTGCGCGGCACCTTTCAGCCTGGTGAAGAAGGGCGGCGTGGCCTTTTGGCTTGGGCGCGATGAAACCGGCGCTGCCGCCGTGTTCCAGATGGCCGCATACACCCCGCAGCGCATCTCGACTCACGCGCTGGAGGAAAAGCTAGAGGCTGTCGGCGACCTGTCCGGCGCCACGGCTTTCACCTACTCGCAGGACGGCTTGAGCTTCTACGTGCTCCAGGTGCCGGGCCTTGATACGACTTGGGTGTTTGAGATGTCATCGAACCTCTGGCACGAGCGCGCCGAACTGGTCGATGGCGTGTATGCACCCTGGCGGGCTCAGTTTCACGCCTACGCGCATGGTTTGCATGTGGTGGGGGATGCGTCAGGCCAACTCTACAAACTCGATCCTGCGGCCAATACGAACGCGGGCGATGTGTTGGTGCGTGATCGGATCACGCCTCACTTCGCTTTGCCAAACCTCGTGCGTCAGCGCGTTGGATCAATCCAGATTGACGGCGATGTGGGGCAGGGCCTGCCATCCGGGCAGCAAGCGTCATTGATGCTGCGTTACAGCGATGACGGCGGCAAGACGTGGGGCAACTGGCGCACGCTGACCCTGGGCAACGTGGGCCAGTTCAAAGCCCGCGCACGGGCAACCATGCTCGGTGCTGCGCGTGACCGGGTCTGGCACATCCGCGTGACCGATGACGTGGCCTTTGACATCCTGGCTGCGGTGGTGAACGAGGTATGAGCACGCTCTCACCGTTCCCCGCTCAGGCGCCGATTGTTGACCCGCAGACCGGCAGACTCACGCGTGAGGGCTTGCGCTTTGTCAATGACCTGTTTGCCCGTGTGGGGGGCACCTACGGCCAGTCAAACAACGAGCTGACCGTAGACCTGCACGACGACGCGGGGATTGAAGAAATCAAGATGGAGCTGTTCAGGACGCAGGACGGATTCAGCCAGGCGCCACCGCCCATCTACCCGCAACAAGACGACCTCAACCAAGCGCCCCCTGGCGCTTTTTTTGTGCCCGAGCAGGACACAGACGCACGAGTTCAGCAACTTGAAGCCGTGGTGGCTGAGTTGCAAAAACAGATCGAAGACCTCCGAAAGGGCACCACGCTATGACCGTCACCGCAAAGCCGCTGGTTAGCGCCAAGTACGCCGAAAACGCAGAAACCACGCAGTACACCGCAAACGGCGTTCGCACCATTGTGGACAAGTTCACCGGCACGAACGTAAGCGGTGCAACGGCATTGCTGACCGTGCGCCTGGTGCCTTCTGGCGGCACTGCCGGGGCTGCAAACACCACGGTTTACCAGAAGTCGCTGGCCGCTGGCGAGACCTACACATTCCCCGAAATCGTGGGGCAGATTCTGGCGCCTGGGGACTTCATCAGCACGCTTGCTGGCACGGCTTCGGCCATTGTGATTCGCATTAGCGGGCGCGAGATCAACTGATGTTTGTCACCACCACCCCGGCGTTTGACGCCCTTATCGGCACGCGTAAGCCTGATTTGTTGCGCCAGCCGGTGCAAGCGATCAAAGAGGCAATCAGCCAGCTCCCGCAGTACGAGCCAGAGACAGAGCACCACTTTCATGCGGGCATGTACTGCCGTGTGGTGAAGCGGTGCGAGGGTGCGCTGATCGTCGGCAAGGTGCACAAGCAAGAACATCTTTACGTGGTCATGTCCGGGACTGTGGCGGTATCGCAAGAGGGAGAACCGGCGAAGCAGATCACAGGGCCTGCCGTCATCAAGTCATACCCAGGCACTCAACGCGCAGTGCTGGCATTGACTGATGCGGTGTGCATGACGGTGCATATCACCGATGCGAAGACCGTCGAAGAGGCTGAGGCCGAATTGGTCGAGCACGACCCAACGAGCAAGTTTGACGCGTTCAACCGCGTGAAGTGTGAGGTGCTGAAATGACATGGGTAGCCGCTGCCGTAGTCACCACTACGCTTGTCAATGGGTACATGCAAAGCAATGCGGCAAACAACGCCGCAGACGCACAGAGCGAAGCTGCGGCGAACTCCAACGCCACCCAGCGATACATGTACGACACCACGAGGGCAGACAACATGCCCGCGCTGGATGCGCGCAATGCATCTCTGGACAAGATGCGGTCGCTTCTTGGTATTGGCGGGGACACTTCGCAGGCTGGATATGGGTCTTTGGGTGGCGCGATCAAGCCGACCGATGTACAGAACGAGGCCGGGTATCAATTCGGGCTGAATCAGGGCTTGACCGCGCAAAACAACCTGCTGGGTGCTCGTGGCATGCGCAACAGCGGCGCAGCGATCAAGGCAGCAACGCGGTACGGCAACGACTACGCCACGACCAAGTACGACAACGCTTTTAACCGTGAGGTCGCCAACCGTTCCGCGCAATTGAACCCGCTGCAATCTGTTGCTGGGCTTGGCCAGACTGGCGCAAGCACGGTTGCCAGCGCTGGCACCAACTACGCTAACAACGTGAGCAGCAATCAGACCAGCTTGGGCAACGCTCAGGCGGCAAACTCGCTGTCTCAGGGCAACATTTGGGGCAACACCATCAACCAGTTGGGCAGTATTTACAAGAACTCGGCCACGTCGGGCAACGGATACACCATGGGCTCCGATGGGTGGGCGAATTCCTATGACCAAAACTACGGCTGACCGGAGGAACCATGCCCATTGACGCAAGCATCTACCAAAACTTCCTGCGCCCCCCGAAGTCCATGCAGGAGTACGACAATGAAGCGATGGCCGCGCAGGGCAATGCGTTGCAGTTGCAGACGCAGCGCATGCAGGCCAACGCGCTGATGCAGCAGCAAGCGGAAGAACGAGGCTTGCGCAACTTCTTGGCTGGCGGCGCTGATCTGTCAACGCCTGAGGGGGCGGCGGGCCTGTTCCGCGCCGCGCCTAAAGCAGCAGGCGGCATCCTCAAGTCTCAGGCTGAAATCGCCCAAGCCAACCAAGCAGCACTGAAGGACAAGGCCCAAGCGGGCAAAGCATCGGCCGAACAGATCGGCGAGGCCATCAAGAACTCGCGTTTGCAGTTGGACGGCGTGACCACGCCGGAGCAGTACATCGCTTGGCATATGCAAAACCACGCTGATCCCGTTCTTGGCGCCTACCTCGATTCACGCGGCGTGACTGTTGACAGCGCACGGGCACAGATTGATGACGCCCTGAAAAAGCCTGGTGGGTTTGTCCAGTTGCTCAATGAATCGAAGATGGGGGCAGAGAAGACTTACGCGCAAGTGATGAGCGAGAAGACGCTCGCCGAAACCAACCGCCACAACACCACGACCGAGGGCTTGACCAAGCGCGGCCAGGACGTGGGCGCGGAAACCACGCGACGCGGGCAGAACCTGGCGGATCAGCGGGCCAAGGACGCATTGGCGCAGGGTAAGGTGCCGTCTGGCTACCGTCAGCGCCCCGACGGATCGCTTGAGTTCATCCCGGGCGGCCCCGCTGACCCCGCAACCGCCAAGAAGGCCGCGCCCACTGAGTTTCAGGGCAAGTCGGCGGCGTTCGGCTCGCGGGCACAAGAGGCTGACCGCATCTTGCAAAGCCTGGAGGGCAAGTACAGCCAAGCAGGAATCAACACGAAGCAGGGCCTTGGCAATACGTGGATTGTCGGCGGCGCGCTTGAATCCGGTGCGAATCTCGCGTTGTCTCCCGAGTCGCAGCAGGCAGAGCAGGCTCAACGCGACTTCGTTAACGCCATCCTTCGCCAAGAGTCGGGCGCAGCCATCGGCAAAGACGAGTTTGCCAACGCAGCCAAGCAGTATTTCCCGCAGCCTGGGGACAGCAAGGAGGTCCGCACCCAGAAGGCAGCGAACCGCGCCCGTGCCGTGCAAGGCTTGATCAACAACGCAGGTAATGCCACGGTGATGCCGCCCAGCACTGGCGGCGACATTCATTCTCAAGCTGACGCAATCCTGAAAGGCAAGTGATGGCAACCGCTGACGAATACGCTGCATGGATTGTCGCCAATAAGGACAAGAAGGGCACGCCCGACTTTGAGGTGGTAGCCCGCGCATATCAGGACGCCAAGGCAAATGCGTCGGCGCCCAAGCAGCAGGCCAAGCCGATTGACCCAACGGACGGCATGAGCGCTGGGCAAAAGATGCTGGCAGGCATAGGCTCCGGCATGACCGATCTTGCGTATGGTGTCGGGCAACGCTTGGGCTTGGTTGACCAAAAGACCGTTGACGAAAAGAAGCGCCTTGACGCACCTTTGCTCAACACCACAGCGGGGGCTGTTGGCAACGTTACCGGAAAGGTGGCAACTGGCCTTCCCGCGATCCTTGTTCCTGGTGCGAACACGCTGGTGGGGGCCGGCCTGATTGGCGGCGCTCAGGGATTAGCGGAACCAACGGCCACGGGCGAGTCAACACTCAAAAACGCTTTGATTGGCGGCGCTGGCGGCGTTGGCGGGGTTGTTGTTGGCCGAGCCTTGGGGGCAGCATATCAAGGCGTCAAAGGCTTGATTGAGCCGTTCACGCAGGGTGGGCAGGAGCGCATTGCGGGGCGCGTGCTCAACAGATTCGCAGAAAACCCAAACGCTTTGGCTTCGGTGTCGTCGCAGCCCACAGTAACGGGCGCAACACCCACATTGGCAGAGGCTGCGCGTGATCGCGGCGTGGCATCGCTTCAGCGGGCGCTTGAGCAACAAGACCCGCAGATTGCCGCCAAGCTAGCCCAGCGTGCGGCAGACAACAACGCGGCGCGCGTGAACGTGATTGGCTCGATTGCAGGCGATGAAGGCACGCGGACTGCGGCGGTCGCTGCCCGTGATGCGGCATCTGGAGATATGTACAAGGCCGCCACAAATGCGGCGTACACGGTTGACGACAAGTTGGCCGACCTGCTCAAGCGCCCTGCCGTGCAGCAAGCCATGCAGCGCGCAAAAACTCTTGCCGAGAATGCCGGTCGAAAGTTCACATTCGGCACCGAAACCCAAGCTCCGTTTTCTGGTGTTGGCGGTCGATCTGTTGAGGCATCAAAGCAGATCACCGGCCAGGGCCTGCAAGACCTCAAGATGGCCCTTGATGACATGCTGACAGACCCCGCATCGGGCTATGCCGGGGCGGCAGGGCGCGGCATCAAAGACCTGCGCTCGCAGGTTGTGTCATGGATGGAGGGCGCGAACCCGGCATTCAAGGACGCGCGCACGGCCTACGCAGCAGCGTCGAAGCCCATCAATCAAATGGACGTTGGGCAGCGCCTGCTTGAGAAAGCAGGGCCAGCAATCCGCGATATGGATGGGAACAAGCGCCTCACCGCCAATGCGTTCTCTCGCATGCTGGACGGCGAGCAGCAACTTGTTCGCCAGGCTACCGGATTCAAGGGCGTTAACGCGCTGGCTGATGTGATGTCGCCTGAGCAGATGTCAAAGTTGCAGGCGGTGCGCAATGAGTTGGAGCTTTCCTCTAACCTCTCGCAAGCAGCCAACGGGCCAGGCTCACAAACCGCGAAGTCTTTGGCCTCTCAGAACATGCTTCGCCAGATCCTGGGGCCTACCGGGCTTCCTCAGTCGTGGGCTGAATCTACCGTTTTGGAATCCCTGTTGCGCCCGGTGCAATTCGGCATGAAGGCTGCGGAACCGCGCATTCAGAACAAGCTCGCCGACATCATGCTTGACCCAGAATTGGCCCGCGCAGCACTCAAGGCAGCAGAGGGCAAGCAACTTAGCCCAGCGATGAGGCGCGCTTTGCCGCTGTTGCAACAGGCAGCCCAGCAGTCAGTCCCAGCGGCGGCGCTTGTGTCCCGGGAGCGGTGAAAACAGCACCCGCTTGAGCTTCCCGTCTGGCATGTAGCGATGAACAGCGCCAGCGATCAGGAAGACGAAGAAGAACACGACTAAGGCCACGAACGGCTTTAGCAGCATCGCCCAAAAGAGATTCATCCCTCACCCCCAAACCCGCCCAAGTGGCGGGTTTTTTCATTTCCGAGGCCCACACATGAGCTATCAATTCACGGCTGGCCGGTTCAAAGGCTTTGCCGCTGACGGCGCGCCCTTGGCAGGCGGACGACTTTACACCTTCGCCAGCGGCACGACAACCTTCAAGGCTGCGTACACCGATTCGACGCTGGGAACGCCCTGCACCTATGTGAACGATGGCACGGGCGCGCTGTACATCGCGCTTGATGCACGAGGCGAGGCGCAGTTGTGGCTCGGCTCTGGGGCGTACTCGTTTGCGCTCAAGACCAGTGCAGGCGCGGGTGTGTGGACGGTTGACGGTGTAACTGACACGGCGGGCGGGTTGCTTGCTGACCTCGCCAGCACCTCAACCGGCAAGGGCTCCAAGCTGATCGCTTGGATTCGCCGCGCATTGGGCGCAGTTGGCCGCACGGTAGAAGACAAGCTGACAGAGCAAATCAGCGTGTTCGACTTCATGACCCCCGCACAGATTGCGGACGTGCAAGCTGGCACGCTCTCGATTGATTGTTATGACGCCATTGTCAAGGCTATCACCGCCGCGATCACGGGCAGCGGGGCGTACTACCGCACCAGCCCATCTGTGTATTTCCCACCCGGCAAATACAAGGTGTCGCAGACCATCACACTGACAAATCAAGTGCGGATGTGGGGCGACGGATCAGGGCTCGGTTACGCCATCTGCCCGCAACTCATGTTCACAACGCCGGGCGGGACTGGGTTTCACGCGAGCCCGTACCACATCGGCACCGCAGCCAATGGCGCAATCCTGGAGGGTTTGCAAATCACGGGCACAACCGGCACTGCTGACGCGCTCGGCGGGCACGGTGTGCTGATGCGTGCGCCCATCCAGATTCGCAACTGCCAGATCAATAACTTCACAACAGATAACATTTCCATCGTTGCCGATTCAGGTGGTACGGGGCTAGCACTTGGAAATGCAAACGGCTGGAGCCTACGAGATATCACAATCTGGGGTAGTGGACGGCATGCCGTGTTTGTTCAAGGTGGTGATGCCAATGCCGGTTTGGCAATTGCAGTTAATGTGGCTGGATCAGGAAATTGTGGTATTTTTGATAATTCCTTCCTTGGTAATACCTGGATTGGTTGTGAAGTTGCTAATACTGTAGGCCCAGCATATAAAACAACAGGGCCAAATACATCTTCCCTTTTCTTGGGTTGTTACCAAGAAGGTGATGCAGGAGCATCAAGCATTGTAAGCCCTTCTATTGTAATTGGGGGTATTTTTGGTACTGGTGCATCTAGCAAAGATCAGGTTATTGGATCTGCACTGGCTATCGGGGGTGGAAATGGGGGAGGTAGATCAACTTCCATGCAGTACTTTTCACCAAATGGAACAAGCTGTATTCAAATTGGTTCAGGTTTTACTAGCTCAAATAATTGTTTGATGGGCTTACAAGATAAAAATGAACTAGGTGGTGGTGGGGTGTTTCGACTGCAAAATAATCCTGGACATTTTTGGTGGGATTGGGCAGGACAGGAAGCCCCAATTCTTGAGTTTACCAATAGCCAAGCAACTGTGGCAAATGGTTTCCCACGTGATGCTTATGCACGTTTTGGCGGCGGCGGTATTGCGATGCGGCAAGGGATGATGATCGGCGCTGGGCTTACCTACGTCAACACCGGCCCCAACGCTGACCCCACATCCGGCACCTACGTTGTCACCGACACAATCATCAACAACGCCCCTGCCTCTGGTGCGTACTGGGGTCGCGTCTGCACGGTCAAGGGCACGCAAGGCACCTTGTCGGGCGTCACCGGCACGATGACAGCAGGCTCGCCTGCGATGACCGTCAACACGACCACCGGCCTCGGCGTCGGGATGTTCGTGAGCGTGGCGGGTGGTCCTGCAATCACGCGGGCACAGGTCCTGTCCATCGTCGGCCTGGTTGTCACGCTGGACACCAATGCAGCGGCCAACGGGTCGGCGGTTGCGGTGAGCTATGCGAATGCCACGTTCAAAACGTTTGGCCTCATCTCTTAACCGCAGTCCCAACCATGAGCGACAAAATGGCCTTTGAAACTGGTGCAGCAGGCGCGGGCCTGGCTGCGAAATATGGATTGTTCGCCAAGGTGGCGGTGATGTTTGGCACGTCTGCGCTGGGGGCCGCCATCATCGCGGCTTACCACCCTCCGACCAGGCGCGACACATGGTGGCAGGCGCTTGGCGCTGGTGTGGGCGGGCTGATCTTTGGCCCGTTGCTGTTGCGTGCTGTGGTGCGGTTTGTGCCGTGGCTTGCGCCTGGCCCTGACCTGTTCGATTGGCTGTCCCTGGTGGCGCCGTGCCTGTTCGTGTTCGGTGGGTTGTTCTGGGGCGCCATTGGGGCTTTGCGCTCGCTGCAAGCCCGCATTGGGCGCAAGGGTGGGGCGGCGATTGGTAAGAGGTTCGGCGTATGAACATCACCCACTTCGACCTTGACGAGTTCTGCGCCTCTGGCATGGCCCTGCGCAAGCGCATCCCGAACCATTTGCCAGAAGAGCTTGAGCCCCAAGCATGGGCCACCCTGGCGATGCTTGAGGGCGTGCGCGCCTTTCTGAGCGGCAGGGCAGGGCGTGATGTGCCGGTGTCCATTTCGTCGGGCTATCGCTCGCCCCAGCTCAATGCGGCGGTGGGCGGTGAGCCTTCATCGGATCACGTCCAAGCCCGCGCGGCTGACATCCGGGCGCCTGCGTTTGGCTCTCCGCTGCAAGTGGCCCAAGCCCTGGCCGGTCACGTCGATGAGCTTGGGATTGGTCAACTGATCAACGAGTTTCCGGGCGCTGGTGGCTGGTGCCATTTGTCCACCCGCAAGCCCGACAAGGCGTTGAATCGCGTCATCACGATCACGGCTCAAGGCGCAGTCGTCGGGGTGCGTGAGGCATGACGCCACAAGCTGCGGCATCCGTTGCAGTGGCTGCTGCCATCTTTGGTGCCGGCTGGTGGGTCGGTGACGAGGTGCGCCTGGGCGTGGTCAATGCTGCATCGGTTGCCGATCAGAAGGCCCGCACCGAAACCGCCCAAGTCATCGCCTCCCGCCTTGCCGAAATGGCGACACCACAACACAAGGTCACGGAAAGGGTCACTCATGAGGTGCAGACGAATACTGTCTATCGTGACTGCGTGTTGCCTGACGATGGCAAGCGGATGCTCAACGACGCAATCAGCATCACCGGCGCTGGTGGTGACGGAGTGCAAACCGCCCCTTGACGCCTTCACAGGCTCGACCATGGGCGATCTGCTGCAATGGTCTGTGTACTCGGCTGGGCGGTTCAATCGCTGCCGGGCTGCTGCGCTGGGTGGCGCGGATTGAAGAGGGTGCGGAGTCAAACCGCTACCGATGGACGGGCCAGTAACTCACACTGGCAGACCCTCACGACTGGCGACTGAAGCAGGTTAATCGCGAATCCCCTGCCGCCTGCTGTTCATCGGTGTCTCTCTTCGCTGAGAGCCCATATTGATCAGCCAATCGCCATGCGTGAAGGTTGAGGGCGCCCGGGAACCCCCGGACCTGCGCGGCGCGCTTGACCCTCGCCAGTATTTTAACCGCCCTCCTGCTGGGCGGCAAGGCTCACTCCACCCCAAAGCGGGCGCGGATGGCCTTCTGCGCCATCTCCAGGGCGCGATAGCTCGACATTGGCGCATCACCCACGATCTGGGCGCACTCTCGGGCCACGGCTTGGGCAAAGGCGGTTAGCTCTGCGTTGTATGGGCCGTGGGCGATCATGACTTGGCCGAACGTATTTTCATGGTCAACCAACCCAGCCTCTACCGCCAGTCTCTTGATGTGCTCTTGCATGTCAGTCCTTTGGGTGGGTGGTGCGGGCTGCGTTCAGCACATCCACAATCCACGTGGACAGCGTTTTCCCTGCTGCCTCGGCCTGTGCTTCCCACGCCGACTTATCGTCAGGCGGCGCCCTGAAATGCACGTGGTCACTGGCTGATTGGCTGCGGGTTGGTTTGCGGCCCCGCTTGGGGGCTTCGGTGGCGTCAGGCACGGTAGGTGTCGCCGACCAGCGGCGCAGCAGCACGGTCGCGGTTGCTGAGGTTGTACGGCACGTGCGTGTATTCGTGGCGCAGGCAGTATTCAGCGGCGTCAGACGACAAATCGAATTGGGCCATGACGCGGCCAGTGGGCGAGAGGGCGAGGTGGACGAGTTGTTGCATGTTGGGCTCCGTGCTGCCTGCTCGGCAGTTGATGTGGTCAGCGGCCGTTGGCTTCGTTATGGTCGTTGTGCATCAACGACCAGCCGCACAGTTGTAGCGCCCACCGTGCTTCAACGATCTCGTCGTAAGCGTCTTGCGGGCGACGTTCAAACTCGGCTGCGCTGATGTTCTGAGACTTGCCCATCGCCGACAGATTGCGGCCACTGACGGGCTGGAGATTGATCGTGCCGTCGTCGTTCTGCGAGTAGTCGATCTTCACAGACTTGCCGATTTGATTTCCCTTGTTGCACTCAAGACCGATGGTGCATCCGATAAACTTGCGCATGACTCTCTCCTGGGTTGCTGGACACTGCCCTTTGCTGTGTCCATGGGGTCAATTATGTGCGCACACATATGCCCTGTCAACTGTTTTGTGCGCACACAATTGTAAAGCTGCGCTCAGCCGGGAGGGTGGCCGGTGCGGGGCTTGGTGTGTCCCATAACGATGGTGTAACGTGTTGATCTGTATAGGCGCGCATTGTGCCGTTTTGTGCTTGGAAACACTGTGCTTCTATCCATGCTTGGCATCCGTAACCCGTTGATTCATAAGCCCAAAATCTCGGTGCTGTTCGTCTGCATGGGCAACATACGCGAAGCCTCGGACACCCTTTGTTCATGGGCCTTCTGAGCGTTTGTCCCAAAACTGCCCCAGAATATGCCCCATTACGAAGCCTTCACCTCAAGCCATTCAGCGCCTCGGGCGTCCATGTAAATGTCGGTCGTTGTGCCCTGCTTGTGTCCGGCCAGGCGCTGCGCGAAGTCCTTGCCGTGGGCTTCGCCATAGATGCGCAGGGCAAGCGATCGGATTTCGTGCAGGGTGGGCGGCAACTGATCAGGCCATTCAAGGCGCGTCAGGTCGCGGGCGCGCTGTACCCCCTTGGATGCGCCATTGAGGGCCACAGGCGCCCCGGGCGCGGCCTTGGTGCGGTTGATGTTGTGGTGCAGGACGTGGCGAGACAACACGGCATCGCGGCACTCCTTGAGGCAGTCGCCCAGATTCCAGCCAACCCCCGGAAGGGTGAGGGCTAGCGGCAACTTGATGCGGGCGCCAGTCTTGCCGCGCTCGTTCCACAGGAACCCGCCGCGGATGTCAGAGAACTCCCACGACACCAGGCATTCACGCGGCTGGGCAGACACCAGGGCCAGTTTCATGCAGCACGCCACCCACCGATCGGGCAGCGTCTGCGCGGCCTCGTAAGCCTGCATGAAGGTTTCCAGTGTCCACCGTGCGCGCTTGACCTTGGCTGGCTTGACGCCCAGCGTTTTG